ACCTACATATACATCTGGAATCGCTTCGCCGTCGCCTCCGTATTTAAAACATGGAGCGATGTAAGCCAAAGTCTGGATTGCGAGCCCGTCGTTCTTTCTTCCATTTCGAAAAGTCACATCAAAGCCAAATTTACTCACGCCTACGTCGAAGTATTCTTGCAACTCGGTCAATTCCTTTTGAGTTCCAAAAATTTTCGCCAAGTCTCCAAGTGTCCCTGATGATGGAATTTTTACGGTGTTGGTCATCTTTCTTCTCCGGTGGCGGGGTCGGAGAAAGGCTCCGACCTTACACACACATTATAATCCCTCTTGGGTCCGAACTCAAGCGCTTTTTTCACTTTTTTATCCGCATTGAGCATAGCCACAAGTCACGCAAGTGGCGCAGCCATCCTGATAGACAAGCTCGCATTTCTTCAGTTCACACTCCTCGACCAAAGTCGAAGAAACTTTTGTTCCGTCTTCAATGTACTTCTTGAGCACTCGGGAAAGAGCACGGGAGAATCTGGGTCTCTCCGCAGTTGCTCCGACAAGAAGCTTGGATGTGCTCCATGTCGCATCGAAAGCGATACGAGCCTGGTCTGCACCGAGAAGTTGGGATTTTGGAAAACTTTTGCGATGTCCTTGATGAGCCCATCTTCACCAAACTGAAGATCATATCTGGACTGCTTTGTCTTCCACGAGTTCTTGATGATTGTCCCTGTCTTGAACTTCTTGGGCAAATCGATGAACTCGGTTTCTCCACCCATAACTTCGTAAGGTTTGTTGTCAAGTTTTCCAACAAGAATGGTCCATGCCTTCCCCTTGACTGTGATGTGGTGAATGTCGCAGTCCAGAACTTTTGGACGCTTTGGCGCAGAGTGATAAGGAAAATCTTCTTTCTCTTCTTTGTCCGTCACCAATACGCCAGAGCGGGAACCGTCAACATAAACAGTTATTCCTTTTAGTCCCTTCTTCCATCCCTGGAAATACAGCTCTCCGACAAGAGAAGGTTTGGTCCCTTTGGGGAGGTTGATTGTCGAGGAGATGGCGTGGTCAATGTTGTCTTGGATTGCCGCTTGAATCTCGACACGTCGCTTCCAATCAATTGAGTCACTCTCCACAAAGTAAGGAGGAAGAGGTTCGTCGCTGCTCAATCCTTTAATTCTTGCCCATTCAGAAATGTTGTGATGAAATACTTTGTATTCCAGCCACTTGTCTCCAAGATCATCAATATAATCTGGGGTGAGATGCGTTTCGTTGTGAGACAACTTTCGGCGTCGGACATAAACATTTCGGAACACGGGTTCGAGTCCTGATGATGTCTGGGACATAATGGACACCGAGCCAGTTGGAGCGTTCGTCAGAATACTAATGTTTCGCCTTCCGTACTTCTTTATCGCATCTTGGATTCTTTGGGGCAATCTTTTGATGTATTTATTATCTTTTTCTGTTTCCCAGTTGAATACCTGGAATGCTCCACGTTCTTTTGCTAGTTCAACGCTTTGCTCATATGACACATCTCTGAGCGTGGAATAGATCTTTGAAATGACGGCAATTGCCTCATCTGAATCATAAGCTATTTCCAATCGGGCAATAGCATCGGCAAGACCGTGGGTGCCCAATCCGGTGCGTCGACCTTCCTCACAAGCACGAAGAAGCTTTTCCCACAGCTCTTTTTCATCTGTCTCGTCGGCGATGCTGATAATGTTTTTTAGTTTCTCCATCTCCAATTCGACGAGGTCGTCAGAAAGACGCATTGCTTTTCGAACTACATCGGAGAACTTATCAAAGTTAAAGAATGCTGTGTCTTCAAAAGCATTATCGACCATGTGCTTCAGGTTGACGGAAATGAGTCGGCAGCTGTCATAAGCAGAAAGTGGAATCTCGGCACAAGGATTTGTGCAGATTGTCTCAAATCCCACGTCAGCATAGGAGTGGGCTGGGAGATTATCCACAATGTTATCCCACATAAGGATGCCAGGTTCGGCAGTTGTCGTGGCTGAGCTTACAATTTGATCCCAAATTTCTGTTGCTTTGACTGTCCTTACAAATGTCGGAGTATCTGCGCCGACTGGATAATGAAGCTCATAGTCTTCATTGTTCTCGACAGCTTGCATAAAGTCGTTGGTGATACGGATGCTGACATTCGCACCAGTGACCTTGGTCAAGTCGTGCTTCATTGTGATGAACTGCTGCACATCTGGATGGCGGACGTCGAGAGTAATCATCAGGGCACCACGGCGTCCATTCTGCCCGACCATTCGACAAATATAAGAATAGAAGTCGGCAAAAGACCAAGCTCCGGTGGTTGTGCCAGCAGAATTGCTCACTCTGGCATTCTCGGGGCGAAGGTTGGAAATGTCCAGACCAACACCACATCGGCGCTTGAACAAGTTTGCCAAGTCTTTTCCGGCGTCCACAATGGAAGAAATATTATCTTTTGGAGAGCCGACGACAACACAGTTAGACAAAGAAACATTTACATAGTTGTTTCCAATGCCAGCCATCGGGGAGCCCTGAGGGACAATATTTTTAAAGTCTTTCAAAAGAATTGCAAATTCTGCTGCAAGACGGCGGTGCATATCATCTGGTGTCTTCTCTACATATTCTAAATTCTCATCTTTCAGACAATACTTGGTAATGAAGACGTTTGTCGCCAACTTATCTCCATCGAAATATTCTAGTGTTGCCTCCTCAACCTGTGACTTGGTGTACGCCATTTTTCTTCTCCTTTAAATGCATTTGGTATTTTTCTGCTGTTGTCTTTCCTATATTCTTCTTTCTCTTTTTTAGTTCATCGTCCCGGTGGTCTTTGCTATTGAAAGCCTCGATTCTAACATTTCTGGTGTCCATAAAAATCGGGAGGGTTCTCCCATCTGGGCCGTTCCTATTCTTGGCGATGTGGAATCTGCCTGTATTCCCAATTTTATCTTCTTTCGATCGTGACAACGAGAAGATGAAATCAGCGACAAAGCACTTTGAGTATGCTTCAGAAATCTCCTCCATTGTGACAACTTCAACGCTCAGACCACTTCTGTTTGTCTGGCTTGCGGTCCAAATTGGGCATTCGTAAGATTGCGACATCGCCCGAAGATTCTCGTAAATGGATTCAAGCTCATTTCTTTTTTCTTTCTCCACCTTGATTGGGCGGAGCAAGTCTGCATAATCAAGAATAATCATATCTGGATAGATGGAGCGCTGGCGAAGCCTTTCCAAATGAGCACGAATTGAGTTGGTCGATGCTGTTTTGGTTGGATACTCCTTGACAATCAAGCTTCCTTTGATATCTTTAATCTTTTTGTAAACTTCGTCTTTGAACTGATGGACGCTGTTCAGCGGGATGCCGGTGATGCAAGAGTCATATCTAGTTGCGACCACTGTATCTTGAAGTTCGAGCGTGTAATGGACAACCGTTTTCCCAGCCTTTACTGCTGCTGCTCCCAGATGAACGAGAACCATTGACTTTCCAGCCCCAGTCGGAGCAAGAACCACTCCAAGCTCGCTCTTCCCCAATCCGCCGTTTGTGATGCCGTCCATCAAGGGCCAGCCAGTTGATACTGGGCTTCTTGCCTTTATGACAAAGCGCTCTTCAAAGTCTTTAATATATTCATGCCCAAAGTTATTCTCTGAACCGAGCTTCAAAGCGTTGTTGATAACTTCGCTAATCTCGTCAAAAGAAGAGTTCTTGAGCAGCTTGACTGATTTTATCATCGCCTCTTTGAGCTTTTGCTTACGGCAGAAGTCCAATGAAGCTTCACGAATATATTCTTCTTCTTCGAGAAGAGCGGGAGACGACAGAACCTTGGCATAATAATCACGAACTTGTTGCTGGAGTGCTTCTGGTTCATTTGAGATGTCTGCTCGCAACATTGTCGCCATCATCTTTCGTGATGGGTGAGAGCGATACTTTTCTTTGTATCCGTATAATTTCCTCAAGAATAATTGTAGATGCTTTAGTTCCAAGAACTCTATGTCAAGAACTTCCCCAATCTGATCGGCGAAGGCACGATCATCAAGGATTATCTGCACGAGACCTTCTTGGAAGGGACGACCATATTTTGAAAAACTTTCTGTGTCTCTTGTCATTTATTGTCTCGAATGATGCGGTTCAAGCATCGGAACAGGTCATCAAACTTATAACTACTTATACCGTCTTCCATTATCATTGTCAAGAACTTTGTTTGATTAAAATCATATTCAAAGTTGTCCAGAGCATAGTTGACTTGCTCGACGGCTTTCACTGAGAGCAGCGGTGAATACAGCTGCATCATATCATAATTTTCTTTGATTGTCTTTTCTGAGTCTGCAATCTTGCCGTAAATGGTGGTTCGGGTTCTCTCCTCCAATTTCTGCTTTGCGTGCTCAATAATGTCGCTAATATAGTAAGTTTTGCCCTCAGAGAGGAAGGGGAAGCACTTGGCTACGGTTTTCATTCCAACCCCAGAAATCCCCACAATGTTATCAGATTTATCGCCCACGAGGGCTCTTGCCAGGGCAAAGTTATTTGGATGGATATTGAACTCTTCCACGAGATTTGATTCGGTGATAGCTTTATATTCTTGCTTCACCCGCCGAATAACAAAAGTTCTTTTGTTGCAAAGCTGATAGAAGTCTTTGTCTGAAGAATAAATGACCTTATGCCAATCACTGTATTGTCGTGCCTGGGAGACAAAAGATATAATATCGTCTGCCTCAACGCCCTCAACAGACAATTGAATGATCGGCATAAGGTTCAAATATTCTGTCAATCTGACGATTTGATTTATTTTGTTCTGTTCGGCGGCTTTTTCGTCCAGATCTTCGTATACACGATTTAGTTTGATTGGACGTCTTCCTGATTTATAGTTCTTGTTTTGCGATTTGCGTCGCAGCGAGCCACCAGCGTCGCATCGAGCCACCAGCAGCGTCCCAACAAATAACTATTTCGTCTGGTTTGACCTCTTTGGAGATTTTCTGAATGCTCCCCAAAGTCCCTTTTACACCGCCAACAGGAACGCCATTGTCATCAAGAGACGGGTTCACTGTGTAATTGCGTATAAAAAGATTGAGCATATCAACTATCAACAATCTTTTCGCCATTATCTCCCCCTATCAAATCGTCAGTGTTGGTCCTCTGGAAGCGAATAAAATTCTGCTCCACCGGACACTGCATTCTCGAACTTCAAAACGACCTCTTCGTCCATCAACTCAAGAATGCGGTTTTTAAATTTCTCGTTTTCTTTAATTTTCTTGACCCAATTAGCCTTCTGGAACTTCTCTTCCGAGCCGTCAGCATAAGTCAAGGTTGACCAAGCACCAGCAGTTCTGATGCTGTTGCTTCCACGCAAAGCCTCAAGCCAACTGACTTCGTCCTCAATGCCTGTGTTCTCGCCTGCAAAAATAAGATTGAAAGAGCAAACCCTATTTTCTCCACCAAAGCGAGACTTCTTGAGCGTGCACTTGACTTCGTATCCAGTCTTGAATCCTCGCTCATCGTTGACATGAGTTTTCTTTGACTTTCTCTTTGTCAGCCAAATTCTCAACGAATAAGAATAGTCAAGAGATTTGCCTCCTGGTGTGACATAGGGAGTTGCCATCGCTTCATACATATTGCTTGTGATGTTCGTCTTAAGTTGATTCAGCACCACAAATGTAGACTGCGTTTCGCTGACTGGGACAGTCAACTTTTTCATCCCCAATGAGAGCACTCGTGCCTTACGAGCGATATCTGAA